ACAACCCGGTTCCAGATATCAAACAGCATGATACCGGCTTCCTCCTCGTAATACTTGCCATAATCGAGAAGCCACTTCTGTTCCTGAAGGAATGGCATGGAAGAAACATAGCGGAAGCCATGATGTTGCCGGATAGGTTTGGGAGACTTGAAACCGAAATATTCTTCATTTCCCCTGGACGTGGGAGAGACCTCCTGATCATACTGGGTTTTATCAATGGTAAGAGCTTCATCCACTATTTCCCTGTCCAGGTTGGGACCACGGGCAGAGCCGGAACGATCTTGTGAAAGCATGAGATACCCGTTTCCGTTCCGGAAGCTGATAAAGTTGTCATATTTCAGGATCCTCTCAAAAGGAGAAAGCCCCCAACCTTTCGGGGGTTTTCGTCCTATAAGATAATCCTTGTCCTTTTCATACCCGAGGGATTCCAGGAATTTAAAAGTAGATGGCAGCGTTCGTGTTAACAGCTGCCCATAAGTCTGCCCCGTGATACCGGTGACAGCCCTGGGCATATTCCGGTTTATCTGGTTAATTTCCCAGCCAACAATAAAAGATTTACCGGTTCCACGCCCCCAGATATCAACTTCTGAGACCGGGTTATTGATAACGGAAATCTGTTGGGGGTTATTGAGGGAAATTAATTCATTGATCATGTCCTGAACAATTCTTCAGCTTCAGCTTCTGTTATCTCTTTTCCTCCAAACAAAGCCCGGTTAAGTTCCTGAAGGGTCCCTGCAGGCAATTTCTCCAGGTTATTCATGTCGATCTTTACTGAAGTATTGTTATTCTGCACCAGGATGTAGAATGAATGCTTTTCAGTCCTGCGGGGATCTTCCAACTCGGTTGGCCGTTCGCCCAGTATCTTGATAAGATTCGCATGCTCCATGGCGATAACCCGGTATGCCTGTGGTGTGGCATTATTCCGGCAACGCTCAATATTTCTGACAATATCGTTGATGGTCCAGGTTTGCCAGAAATCATAATCGAAGGTGTGGATGGTATTGAACAGGCGCATGGCCAGGCGGAGATCTTCATAGGCCTGGGAGCGCGAAAGCTCGGGGAACTTCACCTGGTGAATTGCGACAGCCTGTTTCTGGATAGGATTTTTATCCAGGACTTTTGCAATGGATATTACCCTGTCGAGGATCTCCTGCTGCTCAGGATTCAGCGGGGAATGATCAGGCTCCAGGATGTGGGCTTTAATCAGCTCAAAGCGTGTATCTTCAAGTGCTTTCCTACTCATATTTAGAACGGTTATGCCAGTCGCGCATCATTTGCTGGGCGGGTGTAGAACCATGGAGGGCAGCTTGTTGAATTGCCCGGCGAAGATCCACTTCACTACTAAGCCTCCCACGCATATATCTGGTAAAAGCTTCTCCGGCTTGAGATTTTAACAGCAAAAGAAACTCATCCGGATCCACTTCAATATTCTGGGCAATCTCTTCCGGGGAAAAGAAAAGGGATGCCATGCTTTCAATCTCTTTAAGCTGATCCTCTGTTAAATTCATCTGATAGCGTATTAAAGTCGAATTCAAAAATTTTGGGATCTGTATAAATAATCCCACGTTCAAGTTTTGGATTATCGGTAGCATTCTGACTGGTTATTATACTGATCCTCCATATATCATTCCAGATCAGGGCTACTTTAGCATGGACCGAAGTGCACCTATACTCAAAAGATCCGGCAAGCATCTGAAATGGCTTAGGACTCATAACTTTTACCCGATTGTCAACCAAAACCTTTATGTCCCTAATCAGCCCTGAGACCTTTCTCGCGTTGAGCGCTTCAATACTCTTCTGACTAAAACTATAAGATGTCATCATCAGACTAGCGGGCCCGGTTTGCTTTAGCAAATAGAGAATAAGTTTAACAAGATTAAAGTTTGCCCAGCTGTAGAAATGAATGTTCTTTCCGCTTTCCAAGGTTCCAATTGAGCGGGTTAATAACTCATCCGGATCAGCCAGAAATCTGACTGACCCGGAATTATTTACTATAACAGCAGGGCCTTTGAAGTCTGATAATTGCTGCTGTACGCCAGGATTATCTCTAGTCTTTACTATCAATGCTCAGGAGTTTGAAGTCAATTTTTCCAATTTGTTCATTCCTTTCACTAATCCTCTTTTCAATCCTGATCCGTTTCGGACCGGCAGGCATAGGATTAGGTTTTGCACCTTTTTTCGCCTCCTGGTACTCCAGCTGGTTCTGATCCTTTGTGTTGGCAGTTTGCAGGTTCTTTTTCATTTTCTTCAGACCGGCAGCATCAGCTGGCAGGTTATCCTCTGGACCTGCCGGCGGATCCTGGGCCGGCTCAGGGAACAACACAGTAATATCAGGCAGTATACCTTCATTATAAAAGGCCTCCTTTGCAGCAAACATCAGATCGATACGGGAAGAAATGAGGGCAATAGAATCAGAAAGGTTCCTGCGCTTTTTTACAGTTTCATCATCATTGCTTTCAGGCAGGCCGGCCATTTGCTCGTGCAGCTGGGCGCGAAGCTTGAAAAGGTTAGCATGCTCCCTGATTACTTTCTCAACGCTTTCAGGCAGCTGGTCAGTTGCGGGAGCCCCAACTTTTGGCACTTCATTTATTGGCGGGTCAACTGCAGGAGGATCTGTTGATGGCAGGTCTTCTGAAGGCAGTTTTTCACCTGATGTTTCTCCGGTTGATGCATCCCCTGCAGGCGGATCTCCTGCAGATGTTTCAGCAGTTGTTACCCCACCTTCAGGCGGGTTTTCATCCCCGGACTCCAGGGCTAGCTGTTCAACGATGTTCTGAAGCTCGTCCTTTAATTCCTGATACTCCTGCATTGTGTAGCCGGCAGCTTTACATAACTCATAAAAGAGTTTACCGGCATATCTTTTCTCATTGCCGGCCATAATCCTGGGAAGCTGTTTATTCTTGCCTATTTCGGCAAGCAGATATAAGCCGAGGTTAAAATTACAGCCCAGCTGGATCCATTGCATTACTTTTTCTTTCATGTTACAGGTTTTAATGAAAAAGCCCTGGATTTCAGGGCTATGAATTATTTTCAGATTTCGGGGCCAACCTTTTTGCGCCCTCATTGGTCAGCTCCAGGTATGGGAACCCGGATGAGTATAGTTGCTTAAGCACCGGAAGAGGGATTTTCTCGCGAAAGTCCAACACACCGAACTGCCTGGTAACTACCCGCCCGGGTTCAATACCTTTCAACTTAAAGTACTTATGTACTATCACGGTGTAACAGCAATGGTTAACGGAATGCTCCCTTCATACAAATAGATGTTGGAGGTTTTGTAAGTAAACTCCATGGAAGCACCCCGGCGGCCGGCAGTTTCCTTGGAAGTGCCAACACCATCGGGGGACCCTGAATAGGTTGCCGGGCGCAATGAATCACCCATCAGGTACATGTTTCCGTTATTGTCAGGGACAATGAATACCAGGTTATCGTTCTTCGCGGCATTCATGAACCCCAGAATTTTGGGAGAAAGACCAGGATGGAAGAATGAAAGCCTGGTCACAAATGACTTACCGTCTGACTCCCCTACGGGTTCAATCTTGAACTCACCGGTATCATCGGTCATGTACATTTCAAACATGCGCTTGCCTTCTTTCATCGTGATATCACCGGTTAATACCGCCTGTTCATCGATAGCTACAGGGGCAGCCGGCTTGGTTGGCCAGGTTGCTACATCGGCATGAAAACCGAAATAGACTTTTTGGGGAAGACCACCCATGTTTTCACCATCGGGCAGGTCTTTAAGAATATCAGTAAAATCCACGTTGCTCTTGATTAAAGGTTTGTAAATAAGCCCCCCGACGAAGGGGGGCGTTAACATGAACTCAGATCAGATCAGCCTTCCTGTTTCTGAAGGTTGGTCCAAACAGCGGCATCCATTCCAAAACCAATTCCTTCCCACCAGTCGCAGTAGAAGCTCACATTCCTGCGGTACTCTTCAATTTTGATATTGGTTTTGTTCTTTGATTTCTTGGTCAGATGAAGCAGATTGTTCTTCGGAGTTGCGAAAATGGTTTCAGTCCCGGAGATGGAGGGCAGCGCCTTTACCTGCTGGGGGGTGAAGTCGATTTCAGCATTGATATCACGGCTCGACTTGTAGTCATAGAATCCGTTTGCACGCTTATCGCGGAAGTACGCTTTGTACCAACGGGGAGAAAGGCAGACATCCATTTTTACATGCTGATAAACTTCAGCAATGCCATCCACAAACAATTCAACCTGGTCGAAGATGGTATCAGCACTGAGCGCACCGATGTTGATGGAGTTGATGGTTTCAGCTTCAACACCAGCCTGAAGCTGATGAATAAGACCGTTCATAGATTTACCGGTATCACCGGGGGTTCCGGGGGTCGGATCCTGGTAAACACCCTTGCCGTATTCTTCAAGTTCCATATCGGAATTGATCTTGGCCAGGTAACCCTGATCAGGATGCTCGATAAGGTACTTGATAAGTGGCCATTCAGCACGGCTAACGGCTTCTGAGGCAAGGAACCCGAGCCAGCTGGCTTCAACATCATCAGGCCAGATATCTTCATCCACTTTAAAGTGGAAAAGCTTCAGCTCGTTGGGGGTGAATGCTGTTGCATGCTTTGGGGTCCAACCCTTCTGGAATGACTGAACTATTTTCTGGATAGTAAGCTGGGCCAGCTTATAAATAGTATCATCAGTCTTGATGGGAGTACAGATCCCGGGGGTTACCAACCCTTGGGTAAGCATTCCCAGGATACGGTTCTTGTTCTGGGCACTTTTCTCATAATATGCCCCGAACGCGGTTACAATTTCACTAACGTCCATTTCTGCGGATTTAAAGATTAGTCAATATCCTGCATGTGGGGCAGGCTGTTAAGGGTATCCCAGTCGACACCGTCGTCCTTCGGATCATTATCCTTTTTACCCTGAACACCGGCAGGCTTGCTGCCAGGCTTCGAGGCCAGGAGGGTTTTGATTGCGGCTACTTTGTTCTCGATTGTATCTGCGTTTCTTACAGACTCATCGATGGAATCCAATGCGGTTGTTGCATTGGTAAGGGAGGTTTCAGCAGTAGTCCTGGCAGTTTCGGCCCGGGCATGTGCAGCAAGATCCTGATCGATGGCTGAAAGCTGATCTTCATTAAGGTAAACACCTTCTGCTGAAGCTTCCAGCTTATCCACTTTCAGAACCTTGTTCAGGTTCAGGAATTGCTTCTTCATTGAATTTTCGGAATTATGTTTGGGTTTGAAAAATTCAGCAAGGCGGCCTGACAGGCGATTGAAGAGGGATTCTTCATCAATTTCGGTTTCCCCGGTTTGCGCCGGCACCGGGAGACCGTTGGCATGCAGCATGGCAACAATGGAGAGATCCTCAGCGAGGTTGACGACTTTTGAAGGCGCGTAAACTTCATCGATGAAGCCCCAGCTCTTTGCTTCATCAGCGGTAAGCCAGGTTTCCTTTTTCATGAGGTCCAGGATATCTTTTACCCCCTTGCCGGATCTGGTTGCATACATTTTCGCAACCAACAGGGTTACTTTCGCAACTTCGTTTTTCTCCTTCTCGAGTTTGGCAATGAGTTCATCGATATCATCTTCATTCAGTGTGCCCCATTCATCGATCCAGATCATGGCCTTATGGATCAGGTACATTGAATTCTGACTCATGCGGGTAGATTTTGCACCCAGGGCAATAATGGTCGCAGAGCTGGCAACCATACCGGTGAGGATAGCGGTTACATTGCCATGGGAAGCAAGGCGGTCATGCATTGAGATTGCATGATCTACCGAACCTCCGAGGCTCGAGATCTGAACCTCAATTTCATCGTTATCGGCACCATTGAGCATATAATTGAGCCACTGCTTTGAGTAGCCATATTGCCCGATGCTGCCATCAATAATTAAAATTTTCTTCGCCATTGCAGGATTTTTCTGCAATGATACTGCCCGCAAGCTGTCGTTAAAAAGGACAAAAAGGAGATAGAAAAACAGGTTATTCCGTTGAAAACGGCAATTTGACAGACTTTTGGGGAGTTAATACAGCTCCGGAAAATGAGAAAGTGTAACCGTGTTGGCCGGCAGGATCCGGAGAGGTTGAGTACTCATAACCGAATTTCAGGGCATGGTTCAGATCCCCTGTTCGCGTGTACTTGCCATCTGCATTCCGGAGCAAAACAACAAACCGGAACCGGAGCATCAGATCCAGTATGGTATCATTATCCGAAGACCTACCGGGTATAAAACCTGAAATAACAGGCTTGTAAGCGTTACCAGGTTGAGAGTATTCGGATGGCAACTGAAGCTTTATGCTTTCCCTGGCACAGATCAGTTCAAACACGAATTCAGGATCCCGGAGGGTAATCTGAGAACCCGATATTCCGGCAATGTTTGACTGTGGGACCGCCAGAACCTCAAGGTGACCACTGAGCTGATCAGATTGCTTGTTTACGCTTTTCATAGTTCTTTTTGAATTGCGGGCAAATTGTCCCCAATTCCGACAAATTGTCCAAAAAAATGCTTTCTGTTTTTTCTATTAAATGAGCGGCAAAAGATGTTGCCGGAAAACTCCCGTGTCGGTCGAAGTCCTTGCGGATGGAATCATAACTCCAGGTGTCTTCAGGATAATTGAAATTTTCCTGAAACAGCAGGATGGCATCTTTCAGGTTCATGAATGAAACATACAAGGAAACCATGTTCCGCATAAAGAATTTTGCCCGGTTCTCAAGCTCGCGGTGGAATGAGATAGAATCAGTCCTTGTGAGCTCCCAGCCATACCGGTAGAAATCGTCAGAAGAAATCAATATCCTGGACTCGCAGGAATACTTTGCCAGTTTTAACCTGGCATAGTTTACATTGCGCCGGCGTGATGGTTTTCTCAGGCACCGGCGAAGGTAATTCTGAAGGCGGGGATCTGCTGAGATATCTGCAGGGTTACCATAGTTCTGAGTCAGAAACTGATGTACGTAAGGTTTAGTAGGGAGCAACAAAGTGAACATGCGTAAATATAAAATCACTTTGCAGATTCTGTCAAGTTTTGACAGACCGAAGGATTAACATGTTAACTCAAAAAACACACCCCTGTTAAAAGTCCTGAAAACAGGCAAAATTTTGTAATTCAGCCTTAAATATAGTTCTATATATTTGATATTAAGATTATTACAAATTACAATCTGATTTGTAAGGCATTTCTATTGTACTGATTATCAAGCCTTACAAAATTACAAAAGTTTGTAAGACTCAAATTTCAAGATACTTTAGCAGGTAAGTAAAATTACAAACTCGAAAAAATTACAAATTGCCGGAATTTTTGTAATAAATTTGTAATTCTATAACTTTGTGTTTTCCAATTAGATTACCATTATTATTACAAATTACAGTAATAAAATACTTTTGGGGGTTGGGGGGTGGTTTTGCAAATATGCAAATGGATTGAATTGGAAAACAGGTAAATATATGGTGTTCGCTGCGCTCACGAGTGTTTGACGCTTCGCGGAGTGAGGCCAAATGAGGATGGAAAGTTCGGCAATAACTTGGGCTGGGACAATACGGAAAAATGAGGACATGTAATTTTTATTAATATTTGAAACAATGTCCAACCGAACTGAATAGTATTTAAAACTAAACAGTAAAATTCAGGTTTGCGGTTATAGTTGCGAACTACCATCCACTGTATAAAAGAGACAATTAAAAATTAAATAAAAAAAATGATGGAACGATTAAGTTACACTGCAAGCCTTATCACTCAAGGACGACATAAATTTTACTCACTTACACTACCGAGTGAGGTATTAGCTAAGACTTGTTATGTAACGACAAGATATGATGATCCAAGAGAAGGCTTTCAAAGAACCCTAGATAAAGAGAAGGCACAAAAAATAGCAGATTATATCGACAAAGAAGGTGGTTCTATTCCAACAGCGATTATTTTATCAGCTCAAATAGAAAGCGAGTTCGTCTATACATCTAAGAATAAAACTGTTGAATTTAACGATATTAAGAAAGCATTCTTAATTCTTGACGGCCAACATCGTGTTTATGGTTTTTCATTAGCGACATCTTCTGTTCGAATTCCTGTTATTATTTACGCCGGGTTAAGTAGAAGGGATGAAACTAGACTTTTTATTGACATCAATACTAAACAAAGACCTGTTCCAAATGAATTACTACTTGATATAAAAGCACTTGCAGAATATGAAAATGAATCAGAATCATACTTGAGAACCATCTATGACCTATTTAAAGACACACCAGCAAGTGCATTGCACGGAAAACTAAGCTCTTCTGAAAAATCAAAAGATAAAATCACAAGAGTAACATTTAATGCTGCGGTAAAGCCATTAGCAATAGTTTTTGGAGAAAAAGAAGCAACAGAAGTGTTTGAGATATTAAATGCATATCTGCAGGCAATTTATTTGGGCTTCAAGAAAAAGCAGATGGAAAATAGATTAGTCAATCCATTTGTCTTTCGTTCTATTATTTCGATTTTCCCAGATTCAGCAGCCAAGGTAAAAGATAGGTATAATGAATATTCTACAGAGAACTTTTATCATTCCCTCTCATATTTCTTTGACAATATCAGTGCACCAAAGATTAACAAACGGCATCAAGGACACAAAGAGTTGACTGACCATTTCTTAGCTTGTTTGAAAAAAGACTTTACACTTTGATATGATTAACTTTTCAGATGGAGTAAAACATCTCTATTTACGCAAGTTAAATGAGGTGAGCCAAAAACAAACGAGCGGATTAAACCAATGGCTAACCAATGGGGCTGATTATTATGTACCCTGTGATCAACAGAATAATGATTTTACCATTGGCACTTATAACCCTTTTGACTTTTTAAATCCATACTCATATGACATCAATAGACTATCATGCGCAGCAACTGAATCATTGCGTGATATAGGACAAATATCTTGGCAACATAAATTTATAGGATGGAATATCACGAAATTTTATTACTCTGCCTTTTTCTCCGCTCATTGTATTTTAAAAATAATGGGTAAAAGCTTGAGTAATATTGATCAGAGTTCAATCAATAGAATAAAAGATATTACAACTTTGTATGGCTATAGAGTTGGCAACTTAAACAATGGATTGTATTGTATTTCGGTGGATACAGTAAACAATAGATTTCGATTTTACAAAGTACCTAAGTATGACAACAGCCATGAAGGTCTTTGGTGTTACTTTACAGATTTTCTTAATGATTCTAAAAATAGCGTTTATCACCAATTACCTCAGCATGAGGCTCAAATAGTTGTGGAGAAAATTGACGAATTAATTAAAGCCCTTAGAAATTGGAATAGCCCTCATGGTAATTGGCTCTCAAGAATTAGGAATCTAGTAAATTACAACCAAGCGTATGGCACATGGTATCCGTATAAGGGTTATAATGCGGAATATGATAGAATCTATACATTTTTGAACTTACATAAAAATAATCCTCTAACAATAGACATTGCTCCTTATGCTGGAAAAGACATTTTATATTTTGTAAGAACTTGTCAATTAATTAATGCAATATCTAATGATTTATTATGTGATTTGGAAACTAAGCATCCGACAAACAAATCGTTTGTAAAGACTGGAATTAAACAATTCGAAAGCCTCTATGCTTGAACTTTATTATACTCGTAGCATCTCCTATTCGATGCGCAGAATGAATAATGTAAGTTCAATTTCTTTTTTTTGTTTTATTGCAATGGTAGTTTTACGTTCCCTTTTCTCCATTTGGTAATGAGTGTCATTATGTCGCTAGGATTAATTGCCTTCAAGCGGAGAGTTGCTTTATCTGCTATATAAAGAAACTTAATCTTCTCTAAACACTCAACTTTGGTTGATGAATCGTTGAGTTAATCATTAATAGTCTTTTCATCCTTCATAAGTTCTTTGAACCTACGATCTCTTGCAGCTTTAGTTTCGAATTTCTCAAAAGTCCTCCATTCATAGTTGCCGTTCTCTTTTACCTTGATTCTTGGAGTTGGCTGATCATCAGTCCTGATAATCCGGAAGCCGGCAGCCATTACTTTCATTTGTGAGTTTGTGTCCATAGCTTCATTGTTTGTCAGATTTAACATACACCCGGCCATCCACAATCCATTGCCGGAATTTTTCCACTACCCCATGTTTCGAGACATGGTGCTCGAATTCATTGGAATGGTAAGTATGAACCAGAAAATTAATCCCTTCCAGTTCTATACCTCTCTCACTTTTAAAATAATCAATACCGGCTACCCGCATCCCCTGGGGAAGGGATTTGTATATCCAGCGGCCAAATTCTCCCAGGTAAGGATCTTTCATAGCATGATTACATTATAACCAAGATGACTGGCCACCAGGAACTGTGTTTGCGCATCGCGGCTCCTGCCCCATTCCGGAAACAGCGCAATGGATGTACAGTTCTTAATAAGGGCTGTAAGGCTGATCCGCATTGCAGGCTGCCAGCCGGAACCTTCAGGAATAAGTGAAAGGGGATTAAGCGGTTTATGCCCGTAAGCTTTCAGGAGGTTTTCAGCGTCTGAATTTCGTTGCATCAGCAGCTTCCTGTCAGCAGCAAACAGATCTCCGGCAATAAACACCGAGTTTTCTCCAGCGGCCGGGATAGATACATTATCAGTGGTAACAAGATCCAGTAGTTCCAGAAGAGGATCCACTACCTCAAGAATTGATTCGGCCGGCAAGGATCCCTTTTTTATTTGCCTGAGCCTTAACATTAAATGATCAGCATTCATCAGTCTATGGTTAGTTGAAGTGAATAATTATGTTTCCTGGCCAGGCGTTCAATTCTGTCCTTCAGGATACCTTCCAGTATCTGCTGTTTTGAAGCCGGGATATAGATAGTTTTCTCCGGACCCGAGACCTTGATTCCTGCCTGAGCAATGAGGTAGTGCAGGTTGTACCGCTGTTTGGTCCGGCAGGGAGTATACTCCTGATAATACCGGATACACTTCCTGACCTTTTCCCCGAAAAGCGGATCTGTTGCCACAAGCCCGCTGATGGTTTTGTGTGCATTAATGCTGGTTGCATGGGCTTTCTTGCTAAAGTACCTGGCAATAACCGGGTGTGAAAGCCTGAGCAATTCCTTCTGCAGGTACATGGCTGTAAGCCGTGCATCAGTAATAGTCCTCAGGGTAGTGTTCCGGTGCAGCTCACGAAGTGTGATTCCGAAAACATCGCACACTATCCGATCCAGCCGGCGCTGCTCCCTTCTAAAATGGCGGTTTGCTGTTGTCCTCTTCATGTTGTTGGATATTAGTGTTATCTCCGGGTTTGGTTGAGATATAGAAACACTCCATTGATTTGCCTTCTACGGATTTGATGATCCTTCTGAGTGACTCGGTGCTGTTGCCGGTGCAGAGCTGAATAGGGTTAAGTTCAAAACCAAAGTAATCGCACCAGGCCTGGATGTGTGATTTGAATTTTCCGCTCCTGTAGTCGCTCTGCTGCTTTTTCGACAACCTGGTTTTGAAGTTCTCAAAAGCATACTCCCGGATGATATAAGTATTGAAATAGCCGTTCTCAGTTGGTGAGAATTGAGGCTTATCAGGAGTGGGGCAATTGATGAAATAATCATTTGCCCAGGTAAAGAAGTCTTCATCCCGGCCTAGTCCCTGGGCCATGGTCCGGCGGAGCTGGCGTTTCTCAAGGTTCATCAGCGGGGGCTGTATCTTGTAAAAACGCATGGTCAGCTGTATGCAGTAGGCAATAAGATTATAGAACTTGATCCATTCTTCATCAGTAAAATCATCATATAGCCGGCGCCCGAATTTTGTAAGCGGGGTGCGCGTTTCCTTGTAATCATTGAATTTCGTCGCCTCGTGGTAATAGTCAGAGACTCCACAATTCAACAGCCTTGCCACGGTGCTGGAGTCATAATTCTGAAGCTCGAAGTTTGAGCTGATAAGCATCTTGCCGCTATCTTCATATTCCAGGGTAAATGGAGTATAGTTCTTTGGATTGACTTCCCGTTTACCGGTTACCTGGGTATAGAAAAATGAGAAATCTGCATATTCATGCATATCATCCACCTCAATGAAGTCGTGAAACTCAGTCATTCCATCATAAAAAAACTGGTACTGGTTCTTATCATCCAGCGAACGCCCCCCTTTGTAAAATGAAGTACGTACATAGGTGATTGCCTCAGAAAGCAGGCTCTTTCCGGACCTTCCGGAAGACTGACCGATTTCAGAGATTCGCATATCCTGAAGGAAGGTCAGCCAGGGCTTGCCAGGGTCCTTATATTGAGCGCAATGATAACCCAGGACAAAAAAGAAAGTTGGCCAGTGTTAGGTTCTCCTCCTTACGTTCCTCCGGAGTGAGTGCCTGGCGAAGCTCTGACTCCTTCCTCCAGTGCAGACGTGACAGATCCCTGAGGAAGCGCACAAAAATGAAATCTTCATCATGAACTTTAACTTCATACTTATCCAGGTCTGAAAGCTGAGCAAGCTTAGAATTGTAAAGCTCACGTTCCTCATCATTTTTGGATGCCGAAAGTTTCAGCAGGAGATCCTGATAGGCCGGTGTGGGATCCACTGTTATAGCCGGCTTGTCTATGATCCTTACATCCCTGTCAATCACATGACTGATTGGCTCTTTTTTCACCTCCAGGCTCCCCAGAATGAAATTGGGAAGATCTTCATGTTTAACCTTTTCAATCTTGTCCCGGGTGATACTTATGGATCCATTCCTGAAATTTATGTATTCTGTATCCCGGCTATGATTTTTAAAATTCAGCTTAATTTCATCTATTGTTTCCAGGTTCCCTTCAGTGATCTGATTACTGGTGTTGATCTTGTTAAGCAGATCAATACCATCCATAAGGCTTTTACTTTTTATCCATTCCTTGGTAAACCGCTTGACTATGCGCTTGATTGAATCTGGTGCGATCAGGTCCACAACCTTGCCCTTTATCCAGGCATAGCAGTAATTTGCCCCTTTGTGATAGATTGATTCCATCTGGTACAACCCCTGTGCCCGGAGGAAGAAATAGTAAAACTCCATGTTGATGGAGTAACTAGTCTTACCGGTCTTTTCATCGGTTGATTTCTGCCAGAACCTGATTCGCCTGGCATTACGCTTCAATACAAGGAAATTGTAGTATGTCTGATCCTGATATTCGCCACTGAGATTGATAAAGTCTTTAAGGTCTTTGCAGGGGTTACCTCTCCAATCCTTTTTGTACTTAAGCCATTCAGGGAGCTCTATGGTGTATAGATTAATATGCTTCAGGGCGTTTTTGAGTGCCTGAGCCTGGCCGGTCCGGTCCAGATCCATAATCTGGTAATGATTTTCGCACAAGTCATCAACCTGTTTGAATTGCTCATAAGTAAATTCAGCTGATTCACTATTCAGCCAGTAAACATGAAAGCCCAGGGCATGCAGGTTCATGGCATCAGACTCTCCGGAGCAACGGAAAAGATCCCTAACCTTTGCCGAGGGTTTATCCTGGGGCGGTGTCAGATCTGCCTGCTCTTCATCCAGAAATTCGTTATCACATTCCAGGATTTGCTCGAGGCCATAAACGTATTCTTTTGGTTTCTGGCCAATATAAAGGAACCGGTGTTTTTTCTCAATTTCATGCGGCCGGTATAGTTTCTGGAAATCCTTATAATCAAAAAGAAAGATCGTATAATCCTTGGTTGCTTTAAAAACATGTACTACATCGCGGTTATGCTTCTTTGAATTACCGCAATACTCATACTTTTCAACCACCCGGCAATGGAAATAGTCCAGGGTGTCTTCCGTCACATAGCGCCCGATGGCGGAGAGGTCCTCAGCTGAAGGGTGTTCCTTGAATGTGAAATTATATGCCCCTTTCTTGTCAGAAGGAAGCATTTCACGCATTTCATATTCCGGAGCCCATTTTACTTTCTGAAACTCCTTGCCTTCAACAGTTCTCCCTACAATTACCTGTTCAACAAAAAGCAAGGCATCGTAAAAGCTCAGACCTTCCCTCCAGACAACAAAATCTATTGCCTTGAGGCCGTTAACCTGATCCTGCTGACCAAAGTCAGTTATCCGCCAGAAACCATCATACCAGGTAACCCTGGCCGAAGCAGTTTTTTCATCATCCCGGACTTTAAAGAAACTTTTGGGATCAGTCAGATTGACATCCGGGAAGTAATGTTTAAAGACGTCCAGGCCGCCATCAGTAGCATCATAAATCTTATCCTGATCAATATAGCGCATGAAGTGAATTACAGAAGATTAATAGGTGATTTTGAATTTACCACCGGCATACAAAGGATCCTGCCTGAGTATTGACCGGTAATATGAAAGCAACGCGAAAGGCCCGGATTGGATCAGATGCTCTTTATTACTGCGATCGATCCAGATAAGCCTGCCGGTTGCCGGTTTTTGCTTCTTACACCTGTATTCTGGTTTCTTCATCGAGCTGCCTGGTTAGCATCCTCAGAAATCTTTTGTCTTCTTTGGTCAGATCCGGATCCGGAGCCTTCTGCAACCGGGTTTCAATTGCAGTGATGATGGCAGGGATATAATCACCCGGAATTGACATTATATTAAAGCCTTCGGCTGTTTGTTCTACGTACATTGGAGTATGAGTAAAATGATCGATAATTCAGTTAAAAAGAGTAGAAAGAAAATGATAAGGCCGCGACGCCTGGCTAGATCTCGTTCACCCATACCGGAAGAATTACAGTTTCAGCAAGTGCGTACATTTCTTCTTTAATGAGTGCCAGCTTCAGCTGCTCAGACTTCAGGCGTTCACTCCGGATACGGAGTTGATGCATATTCACAAGCCTCCAGTCCTGGAACCTCATGATGTTTTCAATTTTCTTTACCATGCGTTGTTGAGCTCTCAACCGGGCAGAAATTTCGGAGAAGGATTCAAGAATGTCAGTTTTCATAAGCTTTTTGTTTGCGTGGGGACGCGGTTGTTAAACACCTTTTTGCATTGCCCAGAGGGCAATTTCAATTCTGTTGTTAATGCAAAGCTTCTCGCGGATCCTGCACAGATAAGTGCGGACAGTTGACAATTCAATTGAAAGTTCAGCGGCTATCTCTTTGTCCAGTTTTCCCTGGCTTATAAGCTTGATTACAATGTACTCCTGTCGGCTCAACCGGCCATTGGGGGCCGGGGGGATCTTGCATACAATATCAAAACCCGGGCATGAGCCGATGGATTCACAACATGGGGCATCTGAGCAGGTCCTGTTACCGGTAAGGTCCGGAGTTGAATCCAGCGCACCATATCTGCAGGCAACAAACTTTTTCTCAATCTCATCAGGATCTGATATACGCATATCATATTTGATGCAGTTGAGCGCTTTCGGGTCGGCGATCAATTCTGCCTGAAAAGGTTCCCTGAGTATTGAGGGCAGCTCCAGGTAATCCATGCGGTTGCCGTTAACCAATGCACGGACATCATTGTCATGACGGTAAATTTCTATTGAGCCTTCAAGGCCGGCAGGGAATTGCTTTAGCATAAGTCAGCAATTTTCTTTTTAAGTTTTTCCTCTTTTGCCTGATGCTCTTCGATGATCAGAAGTGCTGCCTCAACGACTTCAGAAACATACAGGGGACTTGATTCCTGGAATGTTTTGAAGATGGAACTGTAAGACTTTCCGGTTTTTTCCCGGATAAGTTTTGCGTAATTCCTGGGAAGCTTGCTCTTAATTTTCTGTAAGCTTGTCTTGTCCATTTTTTTACGTATTCAACTTTCGCAAGTTCAATAAATCCTTGGGAATGAAATAAAAAGCAGCATAATTATTTTGTCATGTTATTGATAATCAATAACTTTGTTTTGCCAAACAAACAAAATAAAATATGCTG